GAATTTCTACATACGGCTTAATATGGGACACGGGTTCCGGACCAATGGCGAAAAGGTGGGCTGGAAGAACGACGTACAAGGCAGAGAGCGGGCCTATGCTGCGAAAGATTGGTGTAATCTGCCTGAGAAAATAATGGCGGCCGCTGAAAGGCTGCGAGGCGTGCAAATTGAAAACATGCCGGCCGTGGAATTAATCAAACGCTTCAACCATTCCAATGTATTGATCTATGCGGACCCGCCATATGTTTTATCGGCCAGGCACGGGAAACAGTACCGGTATGAGATGGACAACGGGGCGCAAACTGAATTACTGGAAGTTCTTCACGCCCATAAGGGGCCGGTACTAATTAGTGGATATGATAGCGAGTTGTATAATGACAGCTTACACGATTGGTACCGTGTAGAAACTGACTGCTATTCCCAAATCGCATCAAAGAAGCGTGAAGTGTTGTGGATGAATTTTGCCCCTGCAGGGCAGATGAGCATAAAAGACTTTCTGGAGGTGAGACCATGAGCGGTTTGATTATAGATTGCTTTGCCGGTGGCGGCGGGGCAAGTGTGGGTATAGAAATGGCACTGGGGCGGCCGGTTGATATAGCTATCAATCATGATCCGCAGGCGATTCGGATGCACAAAGTCAATCATCCGGATACGCTGCATCTGACCGAGGATATATTTAAGGTCGATCTTAAAAAGTATGTTGCTGGCCGCCATGTAGCACTTATGTGGGCCTCTCCAGATTGTACCAGTCATAGCAAGGCAAAAGGAGGTCAGCCGCGTAACAAGGGGCTTAGAATTCTGCCATGGGCGGTGTACAAGCACGCTAAAGCAATTCTTCCCGATGTTATCTTGATGGAAAACGTCGAGGAAATACAGCAGTGGGGACCGCTAGACGAGGCAGGGCACCCAATAAAAGAAAGAGCCGGAGAGGACTACAAACGATTCATAGCGGCCATGAAACGATTGGGATATGATTTTGACAGCCGGGAACTGGTAGCGGCAGATTACGGAGCGCCGACAACGCGGAAGCGATGGTATGCAATCTTCCGCAGAGACGGGAATGTGATTACATGGCCGGAGCCAACACACAGTAAGAGCGGAGCAGATGGCCGGCTGAAGTGGCTGGAATGTGGGGATTATATTGATTGGTCAGATTTGGGGCGTTCCATATTTGACCGTCCACGGCCGCTGGCAGATGCCACCATGAAACGGATAGCAAACGGATACGTTAAGTATGTTGTTAACAATCCGCAACCGTACATAGTTAACAATCAGAGCGCCGTTTCCTTTATGATCCAGTATCACGGAGAAACACGGGAAGGTGATTCGCGCGGCCAACTGCTGACGGAGCCGATAAAGACAATTGATACCAGCAACCGGTATGGTCTGGTTACGGCATTTGTCACTAAATTTTATAAATCCGGGACAGGCCAGATGTGCGAGGAGCCATTACATACCATCACCACATCACCGGGGCATTTCGGGCTTATATCTGCATTCTTGATTAAGTATTACGGTACTGGTTGCGGTCAGGAAGCTGGGCGGCCGTTGGGAACGATAACAACAAAGGATAGATTCGGGTTAGTAAATGTGATAACGGACATAGATGGAGAACAGTATATCTTGAAAGATATCTTCCTCCGTATGCTGAAACCAGAGGAACTTAAGAGAATGCAGGGATTTCCGGAGGATTACATACTTAACCATGACATAGAGGGCAAGCCGTACCCCGTCGGGGAACAGGTGGCGCGGATCGGGAATAGCGTGGTGCCGATAATGGCGCAGGCACTGGTATCTGCAAACTGTCCGTATCTCAAAGTCGGCGAAAGAATGCCGAATATGAGGATCGACGACAGCCACGAACAACTACGGTTTGCTTAACAAAACGATCATTTAGTGGAGGAATAACCATGTTTGAAAAAGGTGATTTTGAGTGGTGTGAAGAGTGCATGTGCGAGAATTGTGAAAATAGCGATTGCGATAATTATCAATGTAAAAATTGTGACGGAACCCGTGAAGAGCATTGCCCCACTTACATTTAGTGAAAGAAGGTGAAAAACAGTGATAAGAACAAGTAAAGTGAGTTCATATTGTTCTGTTTGCGGGAAGGAAATATCGTTAAAAGGGAATGATTTGAACCAGATATTTATACACCCATTACACGCATTAAAGCATGAAATCCATTTATGGAGAACACACCGCAGAAGGATGTTGAAGGTAAGTGATTTGCTAAAATGTCTAATTCAGGTGGCAATCGGATTTTTATTAAGAATCGTGATGATTATATTATGGATTGTTACTTTCCCATTTTGGGCAATCCATGAGTTTTGCGCCTAAATCGAGATTGAGAAAAACTTACGGAGTAATACACAGGGAAAGGAGCGGCCGGCATGGCAAGACCGAGAAAAGCAGAAGGAGAGAAATACATACGGCAGGATATAAGCATGGAGCCGGGACAGTTTAGGCGGCTGATGGCCTATTGCCAGCGTGAGGACCGCTCCATCTCCTGGGTGATCCGAAAGGCGCTGGAAATGTTTTTAGTGTGTAGTGATACATAACGATACGCAACTAAATCGAGATTTATCGAACGAAAGAAAGAGAGGATATAAGATGGGATTAATAGATGCATTCGGAAAAGAAGATAGAGTAGAGGTTACATTTTCTGCTTTCTATGAACTGATGAAAGGCTGTGCAGAAAGAGACTTCCTTGCTAAAGGCATAATGTGTAATGTACCACATCGGTATATGCGCGAGATGGTCACTGGAAAATCAGAAGATGAAGGCAATGACAATGATCGGGTAGAAGACAACTGACATTTTCCGAACGAAGGGAGGAGATCCGATGATAAAACAAATGGACGAGATGGTGTCCGGCCTGGCAGCTGCACGACGTAGGACCAGGCGGATCATGAGATATTGGGGTAGAACTATAGAAATGGTCATTGTAGCGATTACGATGCCGATCCGGGTGATTCCGTATTCGATATACAGAAGGAGACGCCATGGATAGAAAAGAAGAACATGCAATAGCCCTTCAGTCGGCACAGGCCAGAGCGGCAAAGCAGGAATACATACTGAAAGGGCCTAGGCCAGAGACACACAGCGCGACGATGCCGGCCTACTGCTACACACCGGCGTGTCCGGATCCAAAGTTACGGGCGCCGATCTGGAGGAGGAACAAACATGGCATTTAGCAAAAAGTATGAAGTATATGATCGTGGCGCCCTGCTGGGTCAGTACTATGCTGATGAAGTATCGGAGCTTATCGGGATCCCGTTGAGAAGAGTTTCGGCCTATGCGGCCAGCGGGGCCAGATTTTTAAGACGGTATACGATTGAGGCAGTGGACGATACTGAGCCAGGGTGGGCCGAGGAGTGGGATCGGGTTAGGATCGAGAAACTGGCATGGTTAAGAGGAGGTGGAGCCGTTGGACAAAGAGGTACTGGAGCAGTACAGCAGCCTTAAGGCAGAGTACCTGGATTTGCAGGACGAGATCAGGAAACTGGAAAAGCAGATCCGAAAGATGGAAACGAGCCGGTGCCAGGTGTCGGACTCCGTTAAGGGGACGCGGCCTGATGGGACATATGGCAGTATCACGATAACCGGCTTTCCTGTTCCGGATTATTACCGGCGGAAGAAGCTGCTGGAGAAACGCAAGGCAAATCTGTCTAAGTTTGAGTTGCAGTTATTGGAGCTGACGAACGATGTCGACGACTACATAAACAGCCTGGCCGATTCCAGAATGCGGCGCATGATAAGATATAAGTTTTTTGATGAGCTGTCTTGGGTTCAGGTGGCGCATCGCATGGGAGGGAAGTATACGGCGGATAGTTGTCGGAAGCAAATTGAAAGATTTTTGGAAGAAAAATAAGTTTGTCCGTTTTGTCCGCTTGAAGTGTGATACACTTTAAACTGGAAGATCTGAAAAACGGATTTCCTCCCCCAATTGACGGCCGCCGGCTTTTACCGGTCGGTGGCTGATTTATCCTTCATAATTCATGTTTCTCCCTAAGAAGCACCTGTCGCAAGATGGGTGTTTTCTTTTGTCAAATTTTGTGGTAGGATGAAAGAAATTTTGAGGAGATATGAAAATGTTAGGATTAATAATAAATTCCACTGCAACACCGCCTAATATTGATGGAATAAAGACAGATGCAAGCATAACGATTTTAGTTGTAATAGCTGTAATTGCACTAATTTCCCCAATATTTGTTGCTACTATAAATAACCATTTTCAACGAAAAAACCATTTATTAGATTTAGAAAATGATTTTTTGAAGTTTCAGTATAATTCATACTATTTAAAGGCAACAGAAGCATTCGATAATATGTTAAAGTCTGTTGGCCTTTTTCTGGGAGACGCAACGGATTTGGATAAATATGCTAAAGCCATTTCCTGTATTAATGTCGCCTATGCTTATTGTGATGAAGAACTAGCTGGAAGGCTAGATACTTTGCGGATGGAGCTCGGTCAATTTACAGGCGATGTGACAGATGGATCGGGAGATTCTAAAGGGAGTTTTGCGGATTCGTCAGAGGCATTAAAGGCAGTAGCGATTTATATTAGTAGATACAATAGAGAGTTTTTTAAAATTGAAAAGAATGAGAGGTGGTGATTTTCACTGCCTCTTTTATTTTAGCCAGATAGGAAGGTGAGGTGATGGCAAACAATGAAAACTTAAACGGACACGGATTCCATGAACGAACAACGGAAGAACAGCGAGCAATAGCAATCGCCGGAGGAAAGGCTTCGGGAGAGGCACGGCGCCGGAAAGCAAACTTCCGTCGTACATTAAATATGCTTCTGACGGCAGAGATTGATAGCCCGGAATGGACGCCGGTGCTGGAAGCTCTTGGGCTGGAGAGCACATTGGAGAGTGCCGTCAATGCTGCCGTTATTAAGAAGGCGTTGGCCGGCAATGTGAAAGCCTATGAGGCGATCCGTGACACGCTGGGTCAGACGCTCAAGTCCGATCTGGACATAGAGGAGCAGCTGGCAAAGATCGTCCACCTTAAGGCTCAGGCCGATGCATTACAACCGAATAGAGACAATGATCAACCGGTAAAGTACACAGGGATTCCATCAAACATGATAGCCCCGGTATTTGCTCCGGTTGTTTTTGATATCCAGGAGCATGGTCATACGGAATATGTCTTCCCTGGCGGCCGTGGCTCCACGAAGTCGTCCTTTATATCCCTTGAAGTGATCGACCTCATCATGAACAATGACCAGATGCACGCTGTTGTCATGCGTCAGGTCGCAGATACGCTGAGAGGATCTGTGTACCAACAGATTCTATGGGCCATTGAGGCTTTGGAGCTTTCGGAGGAGTTTCACGCAACTGTCAGCCCTATGGAGATCACCCGGATCAGTACCGGACAGAAGATCTACTTCCGTGGAGCCGATGATCCAGGCAAGGTCAAGTCCATCAAGGTGCCGTTTGGATACATTGGTATCCTGTGGCTGGAGGAGTTAGATCAGTTTGTGGGACCTGAGTCAGTCCGTAAGATTGAGCAGTCAGTGATTCGTGGTGGCGAGGTGGCTTATATCTTTAAGTCATTTAATCCTCCGAAGACGGCCAGTAACTGGGCCAACAAGTATATCAAGGTACCAAAGGCGTCCAGGCTGGTGACAGAGAGTACCTATCTGGACGTGCCACCTAAGTGGCTGGGGAAACCATTCCTCGATGAAGCTGAGTTCTTAAAAGAGGTCAATCCTGATGCTTATGACAATGAGTATATGGGCGTTGCAAACGGCAGCGGAGGCAGCGTATTTGATAATGTGACTATCCGGAAGATAACCGATGAGGAGATTGCTCAGTTTGACCATGTTCTTAATGGTGTTGACTGGGGCTGGTATCCTGATCTGTATGCATTTGTGCGAGTGCATTATGATCCCGCACGGCTACGGTTGTACATCTGGCAGGAATATACCTGTAATAAGCAGAGCAACCGGAAGACAGCAGACAAGCTGATTGAGAT